TTAGGATGTTTATCATATTGGTCAATTTCAATAGGCCAACCATCAGAGCTTAATCTTTTCTTACCTAAAAACAAAGCGGTTTTGTAAAAAGATTCTGCTTTCTGATACTTATTCTGATGATAATGAATGTCACCCACCAAAGACCAAAATTCTGCCATTAAAGGTCGCTGGCTTATACAAAGCAAAATATTGCGTATAGCTTTGGAGATCCCCCCTGTCAGGAATTGTATTTTAGCTAAATAATATCGCATCATCACAGCAGATTTCGATGAATCATCAAGACCTAAATAATATTCTGCTTTATCAATAAACAAAGAGTATTTTTGTTCTCTTAGGCAAGAAAATGTTTCATAATAAATAGATTCCGGAGATAATGATCCTGTCTTCCAAGCCAACAACCTCTCTGTTATCTCGGGCTGATCAAAATAATATAATATATTAGATTTAGAATATATTATTCCATTTTCGATTATTTGATTATTAGTACAGCGTAATGTTTCATAAATAGGGTTTTTAAATTGATGGTTTTTCCATAATCTAATTTCAAAATTAATAATTTTATCTTGATAAATTGCAAAATTATAAGCAAAACCTTCTTTCACCGCAGAGATGGATGCGTGTCCAGAGGCTAGAACTTCCCAGGGATGAATACATAAATTCCAATCCCCGCCTATCAAACTGTTGCGAATTTGAGATAAATTAGAATTTTTATGAGAAAAATCTATTATTTCTACCCCAAATTTTTCGCAAATCTGCAAGGTATTATCTGTAGAGCCTAGGTTACCAATCACTATTTCGGAATCTAAAGGCAACAAAGATTCTAGAGCCTGCCTAATAGTGCCTTCGCTATTCTTGACTAATATTTGTGTTTTTAGCAAATTTTTCCTCAATCAATGCTTCTATAGCTTGTGCTTCATATTCCATATTCAACTCTCGCAATGATAAAATTAGCTCTTTATATCCTTGTATAACGAAAGGATTATTCACTAATTTCACTAAAGAATTAATAATTTCCATTTTTTTAGTAATTTTTAATTTAATAAATCAGAACTGTGACATGTCACAAAATAAATTTTGTGTTTGCATCTTAGATATTAAGAACTACAGGATTTGCCACAAAACCCTTTACTTGGTCGCTATTTAATAAATAGTCTCCAATTACTTTTTTAGATATATTTGCCGCCGCATTTACATCGGCATTTACTTTTATTCTACTTGCTGTTTCAAATAATCCCCTAGTTATTCTTTTCCCAACATAGGTGTTGTGATGTTTAATTTGTTCATTATCTAGAAAACTACATTTTGACGTATGCGATTCACAAATTTCTTGATATTCTATTCCAATTTCTTGACATTTATATTTAATGCATTCCATAAATAACCCAAAAGGTATTTGAACAAAATTTTGATTATTTCTTTTTCCTAAATTAATATTTTGTTTCCATCCACTATTGTGACCAATAATAATTTTACCGATATGATTTGCAAGACAATAATTTATAATTTTCACTGATGCTTTATGCATATAATCTTTTATACGTCTGTTTCTTTTTCTTGTGTTTAAAAATTGTTTTTTTGTATACCGATCTTCAGTCTTTTTAGATTGTAATATGGCGTTACGTTTGTTCCAGTAGTGATTTATAGATTTTATTTTTCGTCCGTTTATAATAAACGCCCTACTGTTTTCTACATCCCAACAGGTTGCCAAATTATTTAATCCTAAATCTATACCAAGTACTCCTTTATGTGTTGTTTTTTCATTTTCTTTAATTTCATATATAACATCCAAAACAAAATAATGAGCATTTTGTTTTGGATGTATACGTATTTCTTTCACGTTTTGTGGGTCTATATTTCGAGGAAAATTTAAAATTAAATTTTTTATATGAAATTGTGTTTTTAATTTTTTACTTAATGCTAAATAAATTTTTCCATTTTTAATTTTAAAGCCGCCCATTGCATTTGGAATATGAATAGTAAAGTATTCATGTTTTTTTAAATAGTGTGGCATGTGTATAGGGTTCGCATAACCTCCTTGTTTTGCTAATTTAAGTAATCCTAAAAATGACCTCATGCTTCTATCCACCATTTTTAATGTTTGTTGAGCCATCATAGATGGCATTATTTCGTAATTTTCATTTTTTTTACAATTAAAATAATTGTCAGTATATCGTAAAAACGTCTTCGTTTGGAACCACTGTTCTCTTGTGAGATAAAGTCCATAATTATAAAGTCTAGCGGAATGCCAACATAAATTTTGCAATAATTTAAATTGAGTTTTGTCTAATCTTCTAATTTGTTGCATTTGTGTTTTATACATTTTATTACTCTCAGTGATTATATAGAGTAATAAAATGTATTTTTATAAAATTATTTATTTATTTTATTTTTTTTATAACTATTTTATAGATAAACTACTAGAAATTATTAGGAGGCACATGGCGTCTGAATATCTAAACAACAAAATATTCGAAGGAATCATATTAAAATTTCAACAAACCAAAAAACAGAAAACTCAATACGAATTTATTATAGAAGACTTGGCAGATAGAACGACAAGAAAGAAAAAAAGGAAAGTAGTTCATAATCAAGATCTTCTGTGTTTAAAGGAAAAACAACAAAATTACGAGTCGCTATCAGATGAACATTCTGATTCAAAATTAGAATTAGCGATGGCTTTTTACACTTTGTCTCAAAATATTGTCAATTACGCCCGATTTAATTTAATAGATGTAGATGATGCTACACAAGAAGGAGTAATGATTTGCTTTGAGAAAATAGATCGATTTGATCCACGCAAAGGCAAAGCATTTAACTATATGACAACTTGTATATTAAATCACTTCAGACAATTATACAGAACAGCTCGTAATTACAATGAACTAAAGAAAAAATATTTAAACTTTCTAAAACAATCAGAAAACAAGATTATTATAAAAAATGGAAAAGAAATAAGCAACTGGAAAAAGAATTAATTATGCAATACAACGAATCCGAAGCTTTAGAACAGCAAGAATTAATTGACAAATTGAAAAAAAATGGTTGGGATAAATTAGTTCAAGTTCTTTTGGAAAACGAAAATAAAGTTTACACCAAAAAAGGTAGATTAAATAAAAGTGGAGCTTGTAGAGTTTTGGGATGGAAGCCCAAGCAATTAGAAGATGCTCTAGAAGAATGCAAAGAAATATTACGTAGCGATATAGAATAAAAAAAATTGATGTAGTGTGGTGAATTTTCACCACACTACATCTGTAAGTAGGCTCGATCATACCTGAGAGTGAGATCAACAGTTACGTATTCGTTATCCGCCATATCTAAGTCGCCCCATTCTACGGTGGATGGCCACGCATTTTCAAACGCCCATAATTCTAACACTTTTCCGCATCCATCATATAATGACAAATACACTTTTTTCTTCCACATTGAAGGAAGAGGAACTTTAAAAAGACCCTTTTCTGGTTCGTATTGTTCTTTTATCCAATCAAAGACAGGATTATTTGATTCTTTTAAATCATATAGTGTAATCTCGATTGGTTTCCAAATCGGTTTACCGGCAAAATAAACAGTTTCTATTAAATGTTGAACCTCTATTTCTTTAAAACTTAAATTAGGTCTAGCCCCCTTTTCAGGTGGTAGTATTACCCCGGTAAGTTGTCCCGTTATTTCAGGGATTTCTATAAACCAACGAAATTTACGTTTAAAACACGTAGAAGGATTAACTAATTTTCCCAAACCCATATCTGGCATGATATTATGACACTATGTGGCGTAGCCACTTTAAGTAATAAAAATTTAGGTGTGTATATTTTAGCAAGTAGTTTGGCAGCAACCTTGAGGATTTTGACCGCAATTGTTCATGTATTCTACTTGAGAATAACGAATTGTTAATTCAATAGTAGAAGGTTCACTACTTGAATAATCTAATTCTCCGAAAGTAACAGCTTGTGGCCAAGAGTCACCTAGTTTCCATGTCTCCAATGGATTACCACAACCATCATACAGAATCAAGTTGCACATAGCTGCATAATCAGCACGAGCAGTACCTTGCTGCAATTGAATAGGCTTTGTGTAATCGTACACGGCAGCAATCCAATTCCATAAACCTAT